TCCCGTAACTGGAGTAGCTATAACAACCGTTACTGGAGGTGCAGTACAAACAGGAACAGGAGCAACAGTTGATATAACATCAGATGGAACAAATGTTTCAGTATTAACAGTAAATGGATTAGGAACAGGATATGTTACAGGTAATGTATTAACAATTTCACAAGCAGATTTAGTTACAGCTGGATTCGCGGCAGCAGCAGCAGATTTAACAATTACATTAACCCCTGCAAATGTTGAGTTATCAACAGCAGGAGCTTTAACATTACAAGCCGCAGATTTATTTTATGCATTAACAACTTTAAACGCTGCTACAGAAGGTACAGGATATGAAGTTGGGGATCAATTAGTAATTGCAGGTGGTGCGATGGGTGCAAATTCATCAGCATGTACAATTACATTAGTAGATGCTGATATAGTAGATGGAAATGCATTTATATTAGAATCAATTGGTCAAGGCCAAATCATGAATAGTACAGGAGCTGAAAATTCTCAAGGTGCTTTAACAAATGGATCATCAAATAATTTAAGATGGGAAATTACATCACCAAATACCTCTTCAGGTACGTTTAGTGTAGTAATTAGACAAGGTAATGATAATACAAGAGCTAAATCAGTACTTGAAAGCTTTACTAATGTATCATTAGATCCAAAAGCATCAAATTATATTTCAAGAGTAATTGGTGATCAAACACAAACAGTAAAAGGAGTTGGAACAACAGATGTTTACTTACAAACAACTGGATCCTATGCTAATGCTTCAAGATACGTAAGAGTAAAAGAAGTTAATTTTAAAACACCAGATTATTTAGATAATAGTGGACAAGCAAAACCAGAATATACAGCTTCAATTCCAGTACAAGCTTCAGGAACATTTGGAGATGCAGTAGGTAGCATTTTAACTGGAACTGGAAAATATTACGATAAAATTACAGCTGATGATACTCAAGGATTAGTTGGAGATAATTATACAACGGCAATTAATTTATTAGCAAATAAAGATGATTACAAATATAACATTATTTCAACACCAGGTTTAACTCAAGCAGATTATACATCAACAACCAATAAATTAATTTCTAACACAGAAAATAGAGGAGATAATATTGTAATATTAGATCTTGAACTATATGCTAAGTCTATTACAAATGTTACTACAACAGCAGCAAGTAAAGACTCATCATATGCAGCTTCATATTGGCCATGGTGTATGGTAACAGATCCAGATTCTGGACAAAGGGTTTGGGTACCAGCAGGAACATTAATCCCAGGAGTTTATGCTAATAATGATAGAACAGCAGAAGCATGGTTCGCACCAGCAGGTATTAATAGAGGTGGATTAGGTCAAGTAATTCAAGCTGAAAGAAAATTAACTCAAGCTAATAGAGATCAACTATATATTAGTAAAGTAAATCCTATTGCAACCTTCCCAGGAAGAGGAGTAGTAGTATTTGGTCAGAAAACATTACAAAATCAAGCATCAGCTTTAGATAGAGTAAATGTTAGAAGATTGTTAATTGCACTTAAAAATTATATTTCTCAACTATCTGATAATTTAGTATTTGAACAAAATACAGCAGCTACAAGAAATACATTCTTAAGTCAAGTTAATCCATATTTAGAATCAGTACAGCAAAGACAGGGTTTATACGCGTTTAAAGTTGTTATGAATGATTCAAATAATGGACCCGATGTAATTGATAGAAACGAATTAAGAGGTGCTATATACATACAACCTACTAAAACGGCTGAATTCATTTACTTAGATTTCAACATTTTACCAACTGGAGCAGAATTTCCAGCGTAAAAGTTAAAAAGTATAATATTTATAATTGAATAAAAAAAATTAAAAAAACATAAAATGGCAGTATTAGATCCAAACGAAATATTTTTCACAGCATTTGAGCCAAAGGTAGCTAATAGATTTATCATGTACGTAGATGGATTTCCATCATACATTATTAAAGGTATTAGTGGATTAGGGTTCGCACAAGATGAAATTACATTAAATCATATCAACACTTATAGAAAAGTTAAAGGTAAGTTAAGATGGAATGACATTACGATGCAATTATTTGACCCTATAACACCTTCAGGAGCACAAGCTGTAATGGAATGGGTTAGATTACACCATGAATCAGTAACTGGTAGAGATGGTTACTCTGATTTTTATAAAAAAGATTTAACAATTGATGTGTTAGGTCCTGTAGGTGATGTTGTTTCTGAATGGATCATAAAAGGAGCATTTATCAAAGACGGATCGTTTGCTGATATGAATTGGGACACTGATGGTGAAGCTCAAAACATCGATTTAACAATTGGAATGGATTACTGCGTGTTGAATTTCTAATAAGAAATTATATATTTTTGAAAAATAGCTTGGCTTCGGTCAAGCTTTTTTTTATATTATATATGTATACATGATAATTAAGTTATAACAAATAAAATTTATATGGAAGAATTTAAACTACCTACTGAAAACGTAGAATTACCTTCAAAGGGATTATTATATCCTGAAGACAACCCACTATCTTCTGGTATGGTTGAAATAAAATATATGACTGCTAAAGAAGAAGATATTTTAACTAACCAATCATACATTAAAAAAGGAATTGTACTAGATAAACTACTACAATCACTTATAGTCAATAAATCTATTAAATATGATGATATTATCGTAGGAGATAAAAATGCACTGCTTATTGCAGCTCGTATTTTAGGATATGGTGCAACCTACGACTTTGAATATGATGGCGAAAAACAATCAGTTGATTTATCTACACTAGAAAATGTTCAGTTCAATGAAGATTTAATTACAAAAGGAGTAAATGAGTTTGATTATGAACTTCCAAAAATTAAAGCTAAAATATCTTTTAAAATATTAGATGGTAAAGATGAAAGAGCTATTGAAAGAGAACTTCAAGGACTTAAAAAGATTAATAAAGATGCTAATCCTGAAATGTCTACCCGTTTAAAATATATTATAACAGCAATTGAGGGAAACCCCGATAGAAAATCAATTAGGGAGTTTGTAGACAATTATCTGCTAGCCCAGGATTCCAGGGCATTAAGAAACTATATAAAATTAGTTCAACCAGATGTTGATCTAACTTTTTTTCCCGACGGAAGGACTGATGACGCAATCCTCCCCATTGGACTTAACTTTTTTTGGCCTGACGCTCGATAATGCTCCTGGAGTTAGAGTAAATGTGTTTAATACAATACACGAAATTGTATTCAATGGTAAGGGTGGATATGATTGGAACACTGTGTATAACATGCCTATATGGCTACGTAAGTTTACTTTTAATAAACTAAAAAGTCATTATGATGAAGTTGAAGCAAATAGACAAAAGGCTAATAAAGGAAAAGGCACACAAATAGATTTAAATAATCCAACTAAATCCCAACCTCCAAAAAGTGTATCACCCCCCTCTTACGTTTCAAAAAGAACGCAAAAATAGGTTTTTCTAATATTTATAATAAAACAAACCTATAATGGCTGATAATAGTTTAGATCCTAAAAAATACCAACAGGTAGTTGAACTTCTTAAAGAAATAAGAAGAGGTTATGAATCTCTAGGCCAAGCTAATCCTTTTACGGGTCAAACAGCACGTGAGTTTATCGATGCTATGGGAGACGCCGATGATGCTATTATTACATTAGTTGATGGTGTAGATAAATTAGATAAGTCATTAGACGAGGTTGGAAAAAATGCAAAAGGTTATTATGAAACTTTAATAGGGTTAAATGGTGCAATAAAAAAGCAAAATGAGAGCCTTAACATTACTAAAAGAGCAACTAACCAAATTCAAGGAATTGCTGAAAAGTTAAAAGACGATCAGGAGGGTATTAATAGACTAAACGCTAAAGAACTTGCCCAACTCCAGCAAAAATACAAATCTCAACTTTCTAACTTTCAAATAGCTAATAAAGAAATACTTTTAGGAAAAGATGGTGAAAAATTAAATGAAGCTAATCTAAAAAAACGTTTAGCATCATTATTAGTAGCAGAAAAGATTACTGAGGGTCATGCTGATATGATAATGGAGATGCAAGCTGAATCTTCAGTTTTAACTGACATAAACCAAAAATTAGCAGATAGAACAGCAAAAGAAGAAAGTGTAAAAGAGCTTCAAGGTTTAACAAATAAAGCCCTTGAAGATGCTGGTGGGTTATTAAAGAATCTTGGTTTAGGTAATTACGCAGGCATTTTCAAAGAAATGAGTGACTCAGCTAGTAAACTAACTGAAGAGCTTTATGACCAACAACAATCATCTATAGATTTTAATAGAGAATTAAAAGATGCCCAGAAAAATGGAGAAAGATTAGACGAATCTTTAGAAGATGTAATGGGAGATGCCGATATTAAGGCAAAAGTCTTAGGTAACACATTAACAGAAGGAGCTACAAAGTTTAAAAAGGAAATGTTAGCTGCTTTAGATGTAGCTATATTTAAAACCTTTAAAGAGGGAATTAAAAAGTTTGGGGCTGAAAGAGAAGATTTAGCTAAAACATTTGCCTTAGGGAGAGATGATGCTAATAATTTAAAATCTTCATTAAATGTAGCTGCTAATTCTAGTGGAGAACTTCATTTTAATATCGCAGATGCTGTTAAAGGTATACAAGAATTTAACCAAGAAATAGGAGGTGCTGTAAAATTAACTCAAGATGAATTAAAAACCTTTTCATTATTATCTAATGAATTTGGGTTAACTAACGAACAAGCAGCTCAATTTGTAAAATCAGCAAAATTAAGAGGTGAAAGTGCTGAAGATCTTACTGCAACCTTAAGAGGACAAGTAGCAATTTTAGCAGAACAAGAAGGAGTAGCAGTAAACCAACAACAAACATTTGCTGCCATTGGTAATATTAGTGCTGCTAATAGATTATCAATGGAGGGTCAAGGTAAATCATTAGCTAATGCAGCATTTCAAGCTGCTAAATTAGGAATGAGTCAATCCCAACTTGAAAAAACATCATCATCACTATTAGACTTTGAAAGTTCTATAGCAGCAGAGATGGAAGCTGAATTAATGACTGGTAAACAGTTAAATTTAGAAGATGCCAGAAGAGCTGCTTTAATGGGTGATCAAGAAGGATTAGCTAAAGCAATATCTAGAGAAATAGGAACAGCTAAAGATTTTAGTAAAATGAATGTTTTACAACAACAATCATTAGCTAAAGCCTTTGGAATGTCAAGGGAAGAATTAGCAGAAACTTTAGAAACCCAAGAGCTTTTAACAGGTGAAGCTAAATCTATGACAGCTGCTTCTGATGCTTATAATAAAGCAATGGAGGATGGAGTTATAACAGCTGATGAACAAAGACAAATTGGATCTGATCAATTAACAGATCAACTACATGCTGAGGCTGCTAGTAAAAGATTTGCAGATGCTATGATAAAATTAAAAGATCAATTAACTCCTATTATGGAATCCATATCTAAGATATTAGATGGATTAATGGATATGGTTGAAGCTGCCCAAAGTGTAGGAGGTTTATTTACAAGTATAGGTAAATACATGGGAATTATATCTGGAATTAGGATATTTGCAAGAATGAAAGCAGGTTTAGGAGTACTAAAAAATATGTTTGGTTTTTTAACTAAAATAGGAGGAGCTGCATCATCTTTAGCAAGCACATTAGGATTTGGTTCAAAAGCCGCATCATCAACAGCATCAACAGCAGCTAATGTTAGTG